GGAATTACTTTTAAACTTCATCAAAGTTTGGAGAGAACTATCTCCAGATTGTATCACAGGTTGGAATGTAGAAACCTTTGACATCACTTATCTTTGTAATAGAATTGACAAACTGTTTGGTGATGGAGAACATAAGAAACTATCACCATGGGGTATGTCAGACACCAGAGAATGGAACTTTATGGGTGGTACAAATCTACAGCAATCTTGGAAACTTCATGGTATTACCATTTTAGATTATTTACAGATCTATCGCAAATTTACTTACAAGAACCAAGAGTCTTATCGTTTAGATAACATTGCCCAAGTAGAACTTGGTGAGGGTAAATTGGACTATGAACAGTCATCTCTACACTTACTATACAAACAAGACTACATTAAGTTCTTAGAGTACAACATCAAAGATGTTGACTTGGTAGAAAGATTAGATAAGAAACTAGGATTGATTGATTTAATCTTTGCTATGACTTATACTGCGAAGTGTAATTATGGTGATACCTTTGGTCAAGTAAGATACTGGGAAACTATTATTTACAACTTCTTGAGAGATAGGAACATACAAACTCCACCACCTGCTTTAAAAACAGGCAACGATAAGAAGGGTCCAATTATAGGTGCATATGTAAAAGAACCACAAGTTGGTGGGCACGATTGGGTACTTTCCTTTGACTTAAACTCACTGTATCCTCATTTGATTATGCAGTACAATATGTCACCAGAAACCTTAACAAAAGATCATGAAGATGTCACTGTTAAGAAACTACTTAATGGGCAATATGATTCTACATATATCAAACGCAAAGATGTGACAGTTGTGCCTAATGGTGCAGTGTTTAGTAAGAAGAAACAAGGATTCTTACCAGAGTTAATGGAACAGTTCTATGATGAAAGGAAGTTGTGGAAAGGTAGAATGATTGAAGCATCAAAGAAACTTCAAACTGAAACTGATCCTAAAAAGAAACAAGAACTACAATCATTAATTACCATTTGTCATAATAACCAAATGGTGCGTAAGATTTCTCTTAACTCAGCATATGGTGCACTTGCTAACCAATACTTTGCTTTCTTTAATCTCAGAATCGCAGAAGGCATTACTACAGCAGGGCAGTTATCTATACAATGGATTGAAAAGAAGATTAACGAATGGTTGAACAATTTACTCAAGACTGATGCCGATTATGTTATCGCAATGGATACTGATTCAGTGTATGTAAGGTTTGATGAATTGATACAGAAAGTGAATCCTAAGAACCCATTACAATTTTTAGATCAGATTGCTAAGGAAAAGATTGAACCTTTTATTGATCAGTCTTATCAAGAACTTGCTGACTATGTAAATGCTTATGATCAAAAGATGCAAATGGCAAGAGAAGTAATAGCAGACAAAGGTATATGGACTGCTAAGAAAAGATACATTCTAAATGTACTTGATGACGAAGGAGTTCGACTTGCTCAACCTAAGTTGAAGATGATGGGTATTGAAACTGCAAAATCATCTACTCCTCTTTGGGTACGCAAAAGGTTAGAAGAAGGATTAAAGGTGGTCATGCAAGGTGACGAAACAGCAATACATAACTTTGTAGAGGAGAGCAGGATAATGTTTACTCAACTACCACCTGAAGAAGTAGCATTCCCTCGTAGTGTTAAAGGATTACTACAGTATAAAGATAATGCTAACATCTACACAAAGAGTACACCGATTCATGTAAGAGGTTCTTTGTTATACAATCATTATCTAAACAAAAAAGGATTAGAGATGAGATACAGTTTGATCAAGAATGGTGAGAAGATCAAGTTCTGTTATCTAAAACTTCCTAACACTATCAATGAAAATGTAATTGCTTTCATTGGTTTCTTACCAAAAGAGTTTGATCTACACAAGTATGTAGATTATGACTTACAGTTCAAAAAGAGTTTTCTAGAACCTCTACAGGCAATTTTATATACGATAGACTGGAATACAGAACCAACTGCTAGTTTAGACAGTTTTTTTGCCTAAATATTGAAACTATGTATGAATATAAATGTACAATATTGAAAGTGGTCGATGGCGATACAGTCGACATCGATATAGATTTAGGTTTCAACATCGTTCTAAAAGATGAACGAGTTCGTTTAGAAGGCATTGATACACCTGAGTCAAGAACTAGAGATTTAGAAGAAAAGAAATTTGGACTTTTATCCAAGAAGTTTCTACTGGAAAAACTACCTGTTGGCAGCACACATAAACTTGTAACAAAGAAATATGAGTCAAAAGGAAAGTTTGGTAGAATTATCGGAGACTTCCATGTTCACAACAATGTGAATGAGTCATGGGAATCAGTCTGTGATTCTTTGATTGAAAACAAAATGGCAGTGCCATATCATGGGCAATCAAAGGATGACATAAAAGAATTACATCTATTTAACCGAAAGTACCTTTACGAAAAGGGAATAATAGAGTAGAATAAATTATGGATCATAACTTAATGGACGTAATCTTTTTTGTTTTTTGCTCCGCAACGATTGCTATCCTGTTATACATGGAGCATCAGTTGAGCGATATAAAGGCAATGATGAAAGAACATATAAAGTATGATGATAAAATTTGTAATGGAGAAGTGAATAATGAGTTTTCTAAAAGATCTAGTGAAGGCATCAGGGAATGAGTATGCCAATATCGTATCAGAAGGTATAGAAGCAGGAGACGTCGATGGATTTGTCGACACTGGTTCTTACATCTTTAATGCCTTACTTTCAGGTTCACTGTATGGTGGACTTCCCGAAAATAAAATAACAGCAATCGCTGGTGAATCAGCCACAGGTAAAACCTTTTTTGCTCTAGGAATATGTAAAAGATTCTTAGAAGATAATCCTGATGCAGCAGTAATGTACTTTGAATCAGAGTCAGCGATTACTACACAAATGATTGAAGAACGAGGTATTGATCCCGATCGTATCGTTATCGTTCCAGTCGTAACAGCACAAGAGTTCCGAACTCAAACGATCAAAGTCATTGATCGTTATCTAGAAACACCCGAAGATAAAAGACCTAAGATGATGTTCGTCTTAGATTCACTTGGCATGTTATCTACAACCAAAGAGATTGAAGATACTGCTGAGGGTAAAGAAACAAGAGATATGACCAGAGCACAGATTCTAAAAGGTGCATTCAGAGTTCTTACTTTGAAACTAGGTCGAGCAAAAGTTCCTATGATAGTGACAAACCATACTTATGACAGTATTGGTTCAATGTTCCCAACGAAAGAGATGGGTGGTGGATCAGGTCTTAAGTATGCTGCATCTTCTATCATTTTCTTATCTAAAAGAAAAGAGAAAGATGGTAAAGATGTTGTTGGTAATATCATCCACTGTAAGAATGCTAAGTCGAGGTTGACTATTGAAAACAAAATAGTAGATACCAAACTGATGTATGACAGTGGACTAGATAGATATTATGGTCTGCTTGAATTAGGATTAAAGTATGGTGTCTTTAAAAATAAGTCCACCAGAATCGAACTGCCAGATGGTACTACACAATTTGGTAAAACTATAAATAACAATCCTGAGAAATACTATACTCCAGAGATCATGGAGCAACTAGAAGATGCTGCTGGCAAAGAGTTTAAGTATGGAGGATCTGTTGATTTTGATAAAGAAACAGGAGAAATAACTGATGAAGAATATACTGACAAGTCTTAAAAACTTCTTCATGTCTGGTTATGAGAGAATCCGTGCTAGAGATGGCAAGGGCAGATACATCGCTGATGATCCTCGTACCAAGTACACGAATGAAGCATATACAATAAGAAAGAAAACAGTCGCCAATAAAAAGTAAATGTCAGATAAAAGATTAGAGTTTGTAATACTGAAAAACTTAGTCAAAGAAGATGTCTTTGCTAGGAAAACACTGCCATTCATTCAAGATGAATACTTCGCAGAAAGAGACGAAAGGTATGTCTATGAGCAAATCAGAGAGTACTTCACCAAGTACAATACCATTCCTACAGTAGAAGCATTGGGCATAGAACTTGATAGTGCATCCATGAATGATGCAGACTACAAGTTGACCAAAGTCATTCTTGACAAACTTTACAAAGACAAAGATGATACACCTCTTGATTGGTTAATTGAACAAACTGAGAAATGGTGTAAAGATCGTGCTATCTACAATGCTGTTATGGACAGTATTGAAATCTTAGATGAGAAAGGTAAAAGATCGCAAGGTGAAATACCAGACTTACTCAAAGAAGCATTGTCTGTATCTTTTGACACTAACATTGGTCATGACTTTTTGATTGACAGCGATAGGAGATATGACTTCTATCATACTGAGGAAGAGAAACTTCCTTTTGATTTAGATTACTTTAACAAGATCACTAAAGGTGGTCTGCCTAATAAAACATTAAACATAGCACTAGCAGGAACAGGTGTGGGTAAAACTTTATTCATGGGTCATGTTGCTGCGAACTGTTTAATGATGGGCAAGAATGTTTTGTACATCACAATGGAGATGGCAGAAGAAAGAATTGCTGAAAGAATCGATGCGAATCTACTCAACATACCTATGAGAGAGTTGACTGACTTACCAAAGGATATGTATGATAAGAAGATCGAAAGGTTAAGAGAAAAGACTAAAGGCAAACTGATCATTAAAGAGTATCCTACAGCAGGTGCTCATGTGGGACACTTTAGACATCTGCTACAAGAGTTAAATCTAAAGAAAGATTATAAACCTGACTTGATTGTTATTGATTATCTAAACATTTGTACTTCATTCAGAGTGCGTCCAGGATCTAATGTTAACTCTTACACTTTGGTGAAGAGTATTGCTGAAGAACTGCGAGGATTAGCAGTAGAGTATGATGTGCCTGTGTTAAGTGCTACTCAAACTACAAGATCTGGATATAGTAATACAGATATTGATTTAACAGATACTTCAGAATCTTTTGGTTTACCTGCGACTGCTGACTTTATGTTTGCATTAATTAGTAGTGAAGAACTAGAAGCATTAGATCAAATGCTAGTGAAACAGTTAAAGAATCGATACAATGATCCAACCATGAACAAAAGATTTGTAATGGGTGTGGATAGAAGTAGAATGAAACTTTATGACTGTGAACAAAACGCACAAGAAGAGTTGATTGATAATGGACCTGTGTTTGATAATACTAAAGCAGGCAAAAACTTGGTACAAAAATTCCAGGAGTTCAACTACGATGCGTAGAGTCTTAGAGTTAAGAGACATGATGATTGATACTTATTTCAATCATTTTGAAAAGAAGATTTTGATTTCTCATTTTAAACATGGAACTTCTCTACTTACAGATACATTGAAAAACAATGGACGATGGATCTTCCACAAAACCAACATTGAGAATCTGGGATACGAACCCATAGAAGATGCGATTCAAGCAATGAGTCCTAGATATAAAGACTATAAAAAGTACATGACTTGGAGACCTGTAGATGAATCCTTTATCTCTGCTTTTTGTTATGAGATGAGAACAGGACTTTCTAATTTTGTAGTTGATGAAACACAAACTGCTGAAGAATACGAAAATATTTTAAGAGCATGGATAGAATTAGCAGGTGGTCCAGATAAAGTCATGAATCGATTCTTAACAAAAACCATACATCGTAATGGTACATTTATGTCTATCTTTTATCCAGTATTGAATCATGATACAGCATTTAATTTGGTTGATCATATTGATCAGATTATCTTATTACCTAATCTTAAGAAATTTTTGACAGATCATGACACAACTCCTCCAGAAGGAATCAGTAACCAAACCAAAAAACAAATACTCGATATCACAGAAAGAGTATTCAACGATCTAGGCATGCTTGATTTGCTTGCTAAGTTAACTCCAGAAACATACAAATATAAAGAACTTTTAAGACAGAAACCACTTTACGACACCCCCTAATTTTTAGTACAATTATTGATACTAGGAAATCAAATCATTTAGGAGTGAATATGAGATACGAAGTGTTACAAGTAAATCGGGAAGAAAGAGGTTCTGACTGGGAAATGGGTATGAGAAAAGCAATCATGCTCGAAGAATCCAATCATTTCAACACAGCATGTAAAATTGCTTACAAGAACTTAGAAAAGTTCTACACAAAATTTTTTATCGAAGCAGATTATTCTGAAGAAGTTTTTCGTAAGGGAAACATGAGGGATTTCTATGCTGAAGACATAGAAGAAGTTGCTATCGGATCATCTGTTTCTGTAGGTGACTTAATCAGAGAACCTAATGGGCACACATTGATTGTGTTAGAAGAAGGTTTCGGAATCGTATCTTTCGGATAATGTACGATCTAAACTCAAATCACGATGCTCTCATTCAATGGGGGCATCAACTGTATTATCAAAACCAAGGTAGATTCCAAGATGCGATCCTTAATGGATCTCTTACTACAAACACAGAAGTGGTAGAACATCTGTATCGAGTTTTATACAGAGACCTAAAAACAACTGCTGCTACAGATATAAATAATGCTGAGAAATGCAGGAAAGCAATCCAATATGGACTGGAGATTGCTTATGAATCATGAACAGAATATTGAAACCAACTAAATTAATAGATCTTTTACAAGAGAAAGTTGCTCTTAAGAAGCAACTAATTGTTTATAAAAAAGAAGGCAAACAAGACGAGGCAGACAAACTGATGGTAAAGATTAGCAAAATCGAAAAAACCATCTCAACTAAAACCATTAAGAAATAAATAGTCTTATGGCGAAGAATCTACATCTCGAACATTTAGAAGATGAAATCTTAAACTCAGGTTTTGTAGGAGCCAGAGGTAGCATTTTGTTCTTAATCGAACTACATAAAATGCTGAATGGTAATGCCAAAGGATCCTACAACATGACAGTTAAGTGGGATGGTGCACCAGCAATCTTTGCAGGTTATCATCCAGAAACAAATGAATTCTTTATAGCAAAGAAGAGTCTGTTCAATGCTACACCTTTATTCTATAGAAGTGTACCAGAGATTAGATCAGCAAACGAACTGAGCGATGGTCTCAAGAAGAAGTTTGAAACTGCTTTCATGTATCTTAAAGACACGATGCCAAAGTCTGGCATCTTCCAAGGTGACTTATTGTTCACCGACGATGTAAGTGTACAGGGTATGGATGGTGTAAAATCTTATATTTTCACTCCAAATGCCATCACATATTCTGTACCAGTCGATTCTGATATTGGTAATATCATCAAAGCATCTAAGATAGGTATTGTTTGGCATACTGAATACAAAGGTAAAACATTACAAGATATGTCAGCATCCTTTGGTGTGTCAATCAGCAAGTTCAAAAAATCAAAATATGTATGGGCACAAGATGCTACTTATAGAGATGTGAGTGGTAATTCAACCATGCCTGCCAAACTATCCTTACAAGTTCGTAATGCTCTTAGCAATGCTGGTAAAGCATTTAAGAAAATGAAAGGCAATGATGTCAAGAAGTTTCTACAACTTCAATCTACCTATGCATCAAAAGGACAGATTGGTGCATCTTATAAGACTTACATTAACTCTATTATTAGAGAACAAAGATTCAATCCATCTGCGCAGGAATATATAAATTATGTAGAGAAGTATTGGGCAGAAAAAGTAGTCGCAAAACTTAAAACTGAAAAGAATAGAAAGATCAAAGAAGAGATCGGACAGCAGTTGGTAAGAGAACTCAAAGGATTACGAACTACAATAGATGCCATAGCAACTTTCCAAAAACATTTAGTGGATGGCAAGAGTGCTATAATCAAACATCTTAACAAACTAAAGTCTATCGGCACATTTACTAAAACCGATAAAGGATTTAGAGTCACAGAACCAGAAGGTTATGTTGCTATTGATCGAAAAGGATCGGCAGTAAAACTTGTAGATAGATTAGAATTTTCATTTAACAATTTTACAGTTCAGAAGAACTGGGACAAGTAAATTATGAAACACGTGATATGGGAAGAAATTCCAACCTATGTTAACCATGACAAAAAGATAGTCATGTACACACCTGTAAAGTCAGGACACTCAACAATCAAACACCTGCTCTTAGATAATGGATATACATTAATCACAAAAAAAGAACACATAATAAATCCAGATGATCATCTAACCGATGATTACAGCACTTGTGATTTCTACAGGTTGATCTGGGGAGATAAACCAGAGACATGGATGGAAGCAGATAATGATGAAAAAAAGTTTATCAAACCATTAACATATTGCCTTAATTTAGAAGGATATACTTCTTACATGACTGTACGACATCCTGTATCTAGATTTATTAGTGGGTTGTTTACAGAACTAGATCATTCATCTGTGACCATGCTACAAAACTATGCCTGTGATGAAACGATAGATTACAATGATAAGATACCTAAAATGGCAAATATGTTTTCATCTTTAATACATCATTTTTGGCAAGGAAACTTAGATAGAATTATCTTACCTAATAGGAGTGGGCAATTCGCATCTCATTGTTGGATACTGTGTAGAGAATTCTACAAAGAAAAGTCTATTTATGATACAGTTGATCACCTTTTACCTTTCGATACTTCTCGAGAAGAGAATAGTTCTGATGTTATTATTGATAATGTAAAGAATCTGAAAAGAGAAGGCATTATCGATGAGATCAATGAGCACATAGATTACAAGCAAAACCCTTCCAAAGGAGCAATGTACGATGCTTTAGCAGAGGCAATAACTCCTAGATTTATCGAAGAGATGGAAAGTATTTTAATAGAGGAAATGATCCATATAAAAGTCAATGAAAATAAGTTTGTTGGACGTCGATCAGACAGTCCATTATTCCACTTGTTGACAAGTATGGAGGAACATCCAGATCACTTCGAAGATATCAAAGAAGAGTAAGAACCAAAAAGTTATAAATAGTCTTACCATGAAGACTATTGGCGATATTACTGAAGCAAAATCCAAGAGTGCAGTATTCACTTTTGGTAGGTTTAACCCTCCTACGAGTGGGCACGAGAAACTCATACAAAAAATATCAGCCAAATCAAAAACACTTGGAGCAGACCCTCTAGTCTATTCATCCAAGTCACAAGACCCCAAAAAGAACCCTTTAGATTACAAGATTAAGATGATGTATCTTAAGAAGTTCTTTGGACGTAAAGTTAAATTCCCAACCAAACCAGTTAGAAATGTATTTGATATTCTTGTTCAATTAAATGATCAGGGATACACTGATATCTCTATGATTGTGGGGAGTGATAGGGTCAACGAGTTTAAAAAACTACTAAACATGTACAATGGCAAAACAGCAAGACATGGTAGATACGATTTTGAAACTATTAATGTGATCAGTGCTGGTGAAAGAGATCCAGACGCAGAAGGTGCATCTGGTATGTCAGCAAGTAAAGCAAGACAAATCGCCAGTGATGGAGAATACGAGGAATTCAAAAAAGCAGTACCAAGTACTGCCAAAGAAGCAGACATCAAAAAATTATACTTTAGTGTCCGATCTAAAATGGGCATAAGAGAGGGGAATGAAATGGATTTACCAGACTATATGTACAAAGATCTTTACGAAGGTGGAAAAAAGATCAAAGTCATGAATAAGAAAGGAACAGTAAGATATATCAACTCTTATGAATTGAGAACTTATACTCAAATGGGTTATAAGAAAGTGTCTGAAGAAGTGCAAGAAGTTAAAACCATCAAAGTGGGTGAAGATGCAGTAGGATCTAAGAATCCTCATTATGCTATTATCCAAGATAGAAAAGTTGTTGCCATCGATAACAAAGAAAACTTACTCAAAGCAGTTACTAAATTAGAAGGTGCGAGAGTTTGGTTAACAACTAAAGGACTTGGTGAAATCGTAGAAGATGCAGTTCCAAATGTAAAAGGTAAACAACCAGCAAAATACTTTACCAAAATGGATAAAGACGAAAAAGAAACCAGAGCAAAACATTTTAAAAGCAATGAAAAGAAATCTGATGATGACGCATCTGCTTACAAACCTGCTCCTGGCGATAAAGAAGCAAAAACAAAACCATCTAAATACACTAAGACGTACAAAGATATGTTTGGTGAAAAGTTAGATGATGCTGAGAGAGCAAGAATCAAAGCACAACGAGATCGAAATAAAGATCAATTACAAAGAATGCGATCTAGAATGAGAGATTCTATAGATCGTTTAAAAGATAGAGAGCAGAGGGATTAATTATGGCAAAGATAGCAGGATTAGTTAAGAAAGCACAAGAGTCTGGAATATCTTATGGTACACTGAAGAAAGTGTATGATAGAGGTATGGCAGCATGGAAAACAGGGCATAGACCTGGAACTACACCACAACAATGGGCATTTGCTAGAGTAAATTCTTACATCACTAAAGGTAAAACATACAACACAGCAGATAAAGATTTAAGAGATCATGTAGAACATAAAAAGACTTTCTCTCAGTTCAATGAAGATTGCTGGAATGGATACAAAAAAGAAGGTATGAAAAAGAAAGGGGACAAGATGGTTCCCAACTGTGTACCAGAAGAAGCAGAAGAAGAAGTCACAGAAAAAAGACTTGCAGATATATTAAGAGATAAAACTAAATCTCAACAAAAGGCACATCAAAAAGCAATGATGAAGTCTGCAAAAGACTCTATTAAGAAATATCAAAAGGGTAGAAAAGAAGAGACTGAAGTCAAAGAAGAAGCAGAAGAAGATCCAAAAGAAAAAGCACATAAAGAACGAGTCAAAAGAGAAAGAGAACGCAACCTTGCTAATATGAGAAAATCTGCAGAAATGCAAAAAGATAAGATAGCAAAGGCAAGAGCAGATTCTAAGAAAAAACTGGATATGCTTAAAGACAAAGAAACTTCTAGACAAAGAGCAGAAAGAGAAAAACGAGCACAGACTGAAGAAAAGAACTGTGGTTGTGGCAATACACCTTGTGAAACTTATGGTACTGTAGATGATAATCTACCAGAACAAAAAAAAGTAGATATCAAAAAGATGTTTGCTAGGGTCAAAGGTCTTTCAAAAAAGCAACTTGAGGTTTTGGCATCAATCCCAACACCTCAATTACAAACAATTGTTCAGCAATTATCTGGTCTTACTATGGGCGAAGATTTTGAACCCTTTAACAGCATAGAAGAAGCACTCTCTGTTCAGCAACGAATGAAGAGAGGTCAAATTGCTAGAAGAACTGCTAAGAAAAGAGCAAGATCCGCAGCAAGAAAAAAGAGAAGAATGAAAAATGCTAATGAGTTGCAAATGAAAGCAATGAGAGCAGCAAGAACTAGAATAGCAAAAAGAATGCTGGGTAGTTTAAGCATGGCAGATCTTTCTATTTCACAAAAAGTTAATATTGCCAAGAAACTTGAAAAGAAGAAAGGTGCTATTAAAAAACTTTCTAAGAGATTACTTCCTGCTGTAAGAAAGCAAGAAATGCAAAGACTGAAAAAGTTTAGAGAAGGACAAAAGAATGAGTCTTTCGCACTATTCAAAGATTGGTGGTCAGAGGCAGCAAACCCTGCACAGCAAGCAGCAATTGCTATTGCTAAAAAGAAAAAGCAAAAGAACGAAGAACCCAAATACAATCTTGGTGATGGTAATTGTAATGACTCTTATCTAGAACTTGGTACTGACAGAATTAGACAAGTGTATTCTAAAGATACTCCAGGACAAGCAAACGAAAGCATGGATCCTAGACAATTTTCAAAAAATAACTTTGTTGTATCTTATCAAAACAAAAAGAGAAAGGAAAAAGAGAAGTTAGTGTTCGGTGCCAATATGCAAAAAGATGCTATCAACTATGCTAATAAAGCAAACAAAGTTGATAAAGATGGTGGCCAATATACAGTTTATAAGAACAACAGAGGAGTACTAAAAAGTATTTAAAACATGGCAGGAACAAAAAAATTCGGAGAAGAAAACTATATCGCCAATCCGATGGGGATACCAGCATATGACTACATCTCAAACACCTATGATGTAAGTGATAACCTAACACAGGTTGATTACAGATTGGGTGGTTCTAGTGGTACTATCGTTGCCACAATAGTGATGACTTATGATGTGTCTAACAATCTATTGACAGTTGAGAGGACAGTATAATGTCTTGGACTTTTAACATCTTTACAGGTAGGTTGGATCAAACAGATAAGAAAACGATTGAACAAACAATAGATAACTCCACTACAATTACTCAAATTATAGAGGGACAAAACTTTAACATTCCAGGTCCTTTTTCTAATGACTCTGCTGCTGCATCAGGTGGTGTAGGAGTCGGAGATTTTTATTTTAACTCATCTGGAAACATGTTTGTAAGGCAATCATAATATAATGAAAAGTTTTTTAGAACACACTACTCAAATAGAAGAACTCAATATACGAGGTCTGATTCAACGAGGACTAAAGAAAGTTAAATCTATCTTTAAAAAAGTATTCTCTAAGATTCAGTTTGGTCAAAGAGTTCGTATTCCTGTCACTCTACCTAAGACAGTGTCAGAAGGTGTAGATGCTAAGTCATTGCTGGGATACTTTTCAGAGATCGTGACAGCAGTTGAATTAGCAAAGAACATAGAGAACTCGCCAGCATCTTTAGGCATAAGAACTAAATTGCCTGCATTGAAAGCAGAACTTAAAAGTGATACAGCAAAACTTAAAAAACTGTTAAATCCTTCAGAACAAAAAGATATTAAAAGACAAATGGCAGCAGGTAAAGCAATGGCTGATGCTATCTTTGCTGATGTACAAACAGCATTAGATTACAAATTCTTAGAGTTTGAAATAGAATTAACAGGTGACAGTGGTAAAGGAACAACCAAAGCAGATTTGGTGATCACAGTCACTAAGAAGAATGAGAAACAAGTTGTAGACGAGATACACGCATCTCTAAAGTCATATAAGACCAGCAACATCAATTTGGCAAATTCAACTTACATATCGTTCTTAAAAACTTTGTTCTATGATACAGGTAAAGCAGAACGCAGTACACCAGATTTTATAGAACAATTTGCGAAAGACTTTGGTTCTCGTTCACAGATACAGCAATTAACTGACTTGCAAAACATCATACCTAATTACATGAAACAAGGTAAGAGTAAAGAAGAGGCAAGAGCAGTAGCAAAATCATCACATCGATCAGTGATTCAACTCATAGTTGAAATCTTTGATACATACTATATGAGTCATAAGAAAGAGATCAACAATAGAATGCTTTTCTTACTTGGGTTGGATGGAAGTGATGACTTCTATGCTGCGATAGGTAAAGACGAAAAGAAACAAACAGTCATTAGTTCAAGGACTAGTGCAAAGATGAAAGAATTGATTGATAATGTAAAAGGAGACTTCTTGCTTACAGTTAAGCATAACGAAGGAACTAATAATGCGAATATTATATTTTTATCACCAGATGGAAGTCCCTTCTTTTCTGGTAATTTAACATTCACCGACACAGGTGGAAAGAGTGCGCAGGGTAAGTCCAATGCATTTTTTAATTTCAAAGGATTTGAAGAATGAAAACATTTTTAGAACATAAACAAGAACTAGAAGAAGCATTTATCGTTATGACTAGAGTCAATGGTGACATGTGGAAAATAGTTAAAGGTGTGCCAGATAAAAAAGAAGCACAACAAGCAAAGAAATCTATATGGGTTAAATCTGGCAACATGAAAGATAAAGCAATTGTGCCTATTTCAGTTGCTAAGAAAAACAAATGGAAGATGAATGGCATCGTCCAATGGAATGGTAAAGGAGCAGTTTAGTGAAAACTTTTAAGGAACATCGGTGCGAATGTGATCATGATTTCACAGACAAACCTGAGTATGCTCTATACGAAGGCAGAGCAGTTCCTTTAGAAAGACCCATGATCGAAGCAAAGGTTGATGGGGAAGATGTAGAACTTAACAAACCCAAAGCAGGTGGTCCGAAGAAATACTATGTGTATGTAAAAGATCCATCTACAGGCAACATTAAAAAGGTGACATGGGGTGATACATCTGGTCTTAAAATTAAACTCAAAGACAAGGCAGCAAGAAAATCATTCGCAGCAAGGCATAAATGTGCTCAGCAAAAAGACAAAACAAGTGCTGCATATTGGGCATGTAATTTGCCTAGATATGCAGGTCAATTGGGATTATCAGGTGGTGGAAACTTCTATTGGTAAACCTTATATTGACGAGGGAAACATACGCACTCTAGATCATTTACAAGACGAGAGTGAGTTTGTATGGCATCGTGATCAGGAAACTAGAAAGATTACAGTGCTAGAAGGACAGGGATGGCAACTACAATACAATGGTGAGTTCCCTGTAGAATTAATTGAAGGTGATGAATATCACATTCCAGGAGAAATGTACCATCGTGTACTCCCAGGAATAAACGATTTAGTGCTAAAGATAGAGAAACTAGAACATTAAATCATATAAATAATATAAAAGCGAGAGACTACTATGGCAAATTATAGACAATCTTGGAAAGACCAACTCGATAGTGTCAGAGGGCAAATGGCTCCTGTGCTCGAAGAAAACACACAGAAGCAAGAAGCATTTGCTGAAATAGATGCATTATTAGAAGAAGTCACAACAGAAGTGGATCTTCAGGAAACTATCCAGCAACTAATAGAGAATCCTGAGCAACTCGCATTAGATTATCTCAAACTTAAAAAAAGAATTAGTCAATTTGAAGTCACAGAAGGAACCATGGCATTTGGTATCTTTGATAGCAATCCAAGAATTAAAGGTAATGCAATCAAAGGGTTTCAGAAGTTAATGAAGAGTGTTCCAGGCAACACCAAAGTAGGTTCGCCAAAAGGAGTTAAATTGATCAGGGATTTAGAAATGAAATACTTATCTGATGATGAATTAGCAGATGATTTCATGAGACCCGAAAACAAAAACAAAACTGTTAGAGATATCTTCAACAAACATGCGAAGAGACTTAACATAAATCTAATAAAATAGGAAGAGCAATGGAATACCGAGACTTAAAAACAGACCCTATGCAAGAAGCAGTTAAAGAACTGCTAGAGAAATCTAAGAAAGCACCTGTCACTGATAAAGATGATGATGGTGAAGGAATGGATCCTGTAGGTCATGGTGACAAAGACATCGATAACGATGGTGACCATGATTCAACTGACAAGTATCTTACCAAAAGACGCAAAGCAATAACAAAAAATGTCAAAGACGAAGAGAAGGGTGCCGATATCCCTCATCGTAAATCTAAAAAAGATAAAGATGAAGTCGAAGAAGCAAACGAACCATCAAAAGCAAATGGTGGTATCGCTCATGATTGCGCAACCCATGTTGCTCATGAAGAGTTTGGTTTAGGTGAATGTGTATCTACAGAACATACTTTAGCAGAAGATGGTACTGTATCTCATTATGATGTTGTATTCGAAAGAGTGGGACTCAAAAGAGCAATGCCTATCGAAGAACTAAAGATAACAAAATCTGAAGCACATATGCATGCATCTAAGCAATTATTTACTCCTGCTAAGAAGAAAGGAGTTGTAAAAGGCAAAATCGGTAAAGCAAAACCAGCATAAAGTTATGAAGCATTATTATCTTATTCCTCTTGCCAAGGATGAGAATCACCCTGATTGGGTAAAGGCAATGAAAGCAATTAAAATGCATGGGTTGGATAAACCATTAAGTGCAGATGAATTTGCTGAAAAAAAGAAAGAGGCAGTGAAAATGCATGGGCATGTATTTCACAAAATAACTAATAAGGTGATTCAGGCAACTGATGAAGAGTTTAGCAAATTGGATGGAAGATTGAGAAACTTTAAAGAAAAGTTAAGAAGACTGGGTTATATCAAAAATGTTCAAGAGAACATCGTTATAACTAAGCAAATTATGGAAGCAGCACTTGGCGACTTTGGTATGGCAAGTAATGCTGGAAATAAGAAGATTGCTAGAGCAGTTGCTCAAGCAAAGAATGATAGAGATCTAAATATGAAATTAGATAAGATCTCTAAAATGGCTGGAGGCAAGTATGCTGAAGCAGGTGATGATGATGTAAGACAAACTGCTATGGATGCCTTTAAGAGTAAGAAGAACTCTAAAGGTGGACAGCAAGACCAAGCAGATAGAAACATCTTCAACCAAATTAAAAAAGCAGCAGATGGGAACAAACCTTATACTGTCACAACAGATGACCTTAAGAAGTTTCCATTCAAAGCAAATGATGCAAAGATTGTTCATATGATGCTAAATAAAATTAAACCAGCAACGAGAGCACAGTATCTCAAGTTGCTACAAAAGGACAAAAGAAGTTTTCAACAAACCATATCTAAAATTTTAGGTGTGGCGAAAAAATTAGGACGATAAATGAAAGTATTAAAAATATTAGGAAGTGCAACTGCTTTAGGTTCTGCAGATAATGTAGATTCAGCATCACTTTGTTTTGTCGTTAACACCACCACTAGTGCTGTAGAGGTTACTCTAGCAACCAGTGGTGCTTCAACAATAGGAACTGCGTTTCTACCAGCATCTGGATCAATCTTAATAGAGAAAAGTCCTACAGATACTCTGGTAGCATCCGCAAGTATACATGCTACAAGTGTAGCATTTAGAGACTAGGAGAAAATCATGCCATTATGGGGTATAACAGACGGTGCTGAAGATAAACCAAAATATCTTACTACCGAAGAAAAAACAAGAACATATGCTGATGCGACTGGTTGGAAAATCGATAAAACTGTAGGTTCTAGAGTTCAAACAGAATTATTAGTTGCTGTATCTGGTGGTAACAATCTTGCTACTGCTATAGCAGAGGCAACAATTACTTCTGTCTACTTTAAAGACGCATCTTACGATCAAGGTGATACAGGAACAGTTGTTGTTGCATGGAATGAAAGAGTTGATGTTACTAATGGTGCTACATTAGTTGTCACAGGATCTGTTACAGGTTCTGTCACTGCTACAGCAAGTGCTGTAACTGATAGCAACAAAGCAGAATTCACATTCACAGTTCCATCACAAACTGAAGATTTATCAATTGGTGCACAAACAATCAGTGGTACTATCGTAGACGATGGTACATCAACTGTATCAGATAAAGCATTCGTCACTGGTGACAGAGTCGGTGCAACAGGTACAGGAACATATGCTGACATCAGTGTAGCATAATTAATAGGATAGAACAGTATGAAAAAATTTAGACAGTTTATCAACGAAAGCGAAACACTAGGTGCTTTTGCTGGTGCATCTGCAGATATGTCACAAGTATCTCCAGGAGCACATTACATTGAAGATGATCAAGTAGTTAACAGAGTTAACTCATGGTTAGGTTCAATGGCTGAGAGAGAGTTTCTAAATGTAGAATCTGCTGTTCATCAACTATACCAAAAGTTGCAAACTATTGGTGTAGATTTCGATCTATTGGCAATCAATGAACAAGACCTTACCACTAGTGGTGAGGTCTCAATGCCAATCACTCAATTTGGTGGTACTTTTGGAAAGACTGGCGAAGAGGGTCCTGAAGAAATCACAGTTGATGATGGGCAAAGAGGTGCTGGAAGATCTCTCAAGATTGCTTGGGAAAGGCACGAACAAACTGGATCATATAAAGTATTTGGTTCATTAGTCTAAAACAGACTAAATATATTTTACATTATGGAATTGTTTGACAAGTTAAACAGCGACAACTTTACATTGTACGCAATCAAATACTACGATAACCCACAATGCGAAAGCATTGATGAGTTCTACGATGATCTACGCAGATTTAGATATCTCAAAAGATTGTTGTATCGTTATCACGAGCAAGGTGAATTAAAAGAGCGATTGCTCTTAAATCATCTCATCGTACTGTTCAATGTATTTGGATTTGATGCTGGTCATCGAATGTTAGAATACAAAATTCCATTAAAGAAGACTAAGTATTGGGGAACAATTAAGACGATGTTATTATATCTTGGATATGTACAGGAAGATTATAAACCTGAAATCCAAATTGACATGACAGTCACAGAACTTTTGAGAAAATTATAATGCCAAGAGTAGTAGACACATTAATAGTTTTTAGAATACTTCGACTTCTAACCACACCATTCAAAAAACAAAAAGCATACGAACTAGGAATCATTGATGATAAAGGCAGTCGCATCAAAGAGCGAGAGTTATTATCAACCGAAGATCGTAATGCTTATTCATTTTTACACAGATTAGTCTTTAATCTTAAAAAAATCATAGAGAAGGTGCCATTTGGTAAAACCAGATTAGCATCTTATGCAGTAGCACTCGCATTACTTAAAGAAGATCAAGATCTCAATAGAGATCAGATGGAAGAGTTATGTGAGAAAGTTTATCATCACATCAAGGAAGAGGGATCCCTTACAGCAGAAGAAATTAATGAGGGTATCTATTTGGACGAACTTGTACTTGGTGGCAAATACTACATTCGTAGAAGATTAGAACAAAACGACAAGATCTATGATCACCGCACTCAAGTTAGCATTTTAGAACAGAAAGGTAAAGTGTTTGGTGTATCTGTATATGCAGCATTACACGAATATGGTGACATTGTTTTCATCACAGGGGATGATGTAAAATGAATTGGTTAGAACTACAGACCATGTTTCAGAAAATGAAAGAAGAAGCACCTGTGAACGCAACAGGTGCATCTGTAGTAGGTACAGGTGACGATATAGCAACTTGGCGAAAAAAGAAAAAAAAGAAACATTCTTTAGATGATAAAGATTTTAAACTTTTTACCAGAACCCAGTTTACTGGAGAAGAATACGATAGTATCATAGATGATGAACATAAACTTTTAGAGTTTGACTTGAAGAGAGGATACACATGTGTTCTAGAAAACAACCAAACAGGTGAGATAAAAGAGATATGTCTAAAATACTTATAGGAGCATTGGCATCGGTTTGCCTTGCATTCTTTTTATACTACAATTACACTTCCAGTAAGATAGAGACCCTAATGGGTGACATAAGTAGGGCAGTTGCAAATGAGACCAAATTTCGCAATGAAATCGCAGATTTGAATGCCAATTTGGAACAAATTAAGGGCAATTTTGAGCAAATGCAGAAGGCAAATTCGGAGTTGACTAAAAAGGCAAGGGATGCTGATAAGCAGATCAAAGACCTCGCTGACAAGTATGCAGGTCATGATATGGACAGACTTACTCTTGGGAAACCTGGACTTATTGAAAAGATTATTAACAAAGGCACAACAGGTGTTTTTAAAGATATTGAAAACCTAACTGACCCAGAACAATATGAAGAAGATAGCAACGATAATAGCAATCCTAACGATTAGTGGTTGTTCAATGCTTGGTGGATATCAACCACAGATATCTGAAGTACAAGTAAACAGGGCAACGATGAACATTCCTTTGTATCATCCACCCATGCCCACAGGTGTGAGTACACAACCAATCAAATGGAAAGTATTAACTCCTGATGTCATGAGAGAGTATTTAGATCTTGTTGATCAAGGTCTAGCACCAGAGTTAGCATACTATGCTCTTTCCCCAGATGACTACAAAAACTTATCTTATAATACTGCTGAAATGAAAGCATACATATTAAAGATAATCTCCATAGTTGAATACTATAGAGATCTAGAAAAAGATCTAGAAAACTAAAACCACCTTTACAACATTCCGATTATAGAGTACAATATCTGTATGACATTATGGTTAGAGAAAAAGTATTTGCGTCTGGTTACTCCCAGATTCAGCAATGCTAAATGGAAGACCGAAGATCTATTAAACCATAGTTGCCCATATTGTGGTGATAGTGAAAAGCATGAACACAAAGCAAGAGGATATCACTTCTTATACAAAGGCAGTTATGTATACAAATGCCACAACTGTGGTATGTCCACTTCATTCAAAGCATTCCTAAAAGAACAAGATTCTATACTCTATAAAGAATTTATCAAAGAGATATATGGTGGTAAGAAGAAACAAAAACTTCCACCCTCTCATGCTTTTAAACCCAAGTTCAAACCCAAGCATCCTTTGTCTAAAGTGTGCGAAAAGGCAGTCAATGTAGAAGAGGCAAAGGAGTATCTTGTCAATAGAAACATACCTGAAGAAGCATGGAAAGACATATGGTTCATTAGAAACGCACAAGAACTAAGTAGTATATGCGATAAGTATCGTGAGAGAATCTTAGGCAATGATGCGAGAATCATCTTGCCTTTCTACTCTCTTGATGGCACACTTATAGGTGTCACAGGTCGAGCCATTGGTGATAGCAATCTTCGTTATCTTACCATGAAGTTTGATGAGAACGAACCACTTATCTTCAATCTCAATAAGATTGACGCGACTCAACCTATCTATGTCACAGAAGGACCACTAGATAGTTTATTCTTGCCCAATAGTATAGCAGTGGCAGGATCAGATTTTGGTAAACTAGATGAAGGACTTAAAGAACAAGCAATACTCATTTACGACAACGAACCAAGATCTATACAAATTCTAAATAAAATTTCCCAAGTCATTGAAGATGGATGGCGAGTGGTTATTTGGGATGACAAAAGAATAGGAGAACTCAAAGACATCAATGAAATGGTGAATGCTTTGGGTATAGATACAGTAATGGATACGATAGAAAATAATGTCTATCAAGGATTATCAGCAAAATTGAAACTAGGACAATATAAGAGGACATAATGGAAAACATTTCTATTGTAAAAAGAGACGGCACGAAAGAAGAACTCAATCTAGATAAGATTCATAAAATGGTATCAGCAGCATGTAATGGTATTACAGGTGTGTCTGAATCATTGGTTGAAATGAATAGTGGGTTACAATTCTTTGATGGTATAACATCTACAGATATACAAAACATATTGATCAAATCAGCATCCGATCTTATATCTTTAGAAAGTCCAAACTATCAGTATGTTGCTGCCAGATTACTTCTATTCCTTATACGCAAACAAGTCTTTAATACTAAATGGAAAGATCAAGACATCTATCCACCCATTAAAGACATGGTTATCCGAAACAATAAGCAAGGTGTGTATGATGGCAATTTAATAACATACTACACTGATGAAGAATGGGATAAGATAGATTCTTTTATTAAACATGATAGAGATTTAGAATTTACATATGCTGGTTTGCGACAAGTGGTTGATAAGTATCTGGTACAAGATAGATCAACAAACATAGTTTTTGAAACACCACAGTTCATGTACATGTGCATCGCATGTGTACTCTTTCACAATTACCCGAAAGAAACCAGACTCAGTTATATAAAGAGGTATTACGATGCAATTTCAACATTTAAAATCAACATTCCGACACCGATTATGGCAGGTGTGCGAACTCCTCTTAGACAGTTTGCATCATGTGTTCTTGTTGATACTGACGATACTTTGGGTTCTATTTTTAGTTCTGATATGGCTGTGGGTCGTTATGTTGCTCAAAGGGCAGGAATTGGTATCAATGCTGGTAGGATCCGTGGGATCGGTTCGAAAATTCGAGGAGGAGAAGTTCAACATACAGGAGTTATTCCCTTCCTTAAAAAATTTGAAGCAACAGTTCGTTGCTGCACTCAAAATGGAGTACGAGGTGGTTCAGCAACAGTGCATTTCCCTATATGGCATGCTGAAATCGAAGATGTCCTCGTTCTCAAAAACAACAAAGGATCAGAAGACAACCGAGTCAGAAAACTCGACTACAGCATCCAACTCAGTAAACTCTTCTACGAAAGATTCTTAAGTGATGGTGAGATAACTCTATTCTCACCTCATGATGTTCCAGGATTGTACGATGCCTTTGGTACACCTGAGTTTGACGAGATGTATGAGAAGTACGAAAGAGCAACTTCAGTACCCAAAAAGAAAGTAAGTGCTAGAGAACTGATTACTGATATGCTCAAAGAAAGAGCAGAGACTGGTAGAATCTATATCATGAACATTGATCATTCTAACAGTCATAGTTCATTCTTAGATAAAATCAACATGTCTAACTTGTGTCAAGAAATTACCTTACCCACAGTTCCTATAGACCACATTGACGGACAGGGTGAGATTGCTTTATGCATTTTATCTGCTATTAATGTGGGCACACTTAAAGACGATCTATCTGAATTGCCTAATCTTTGTGATTTGGCAGTAAGAGGTCTAGAAGAAGTTATCGATTATCAGCAATATCCAGTTATCGCAGCAGAAAGATCTACTAAGTCTAGAAGAAGTTTAGGAATAGGATACATAGGATTAGCACATTATCTAGCAAGACATAAAGTAAAGTATTCTGATCCAGAAGCACACAAAGTTGTACACGAACTTACAGAAGCATTTCAATACAATCTACTCAAAGCATCTAATGATCTAGCAAGAGAAAGAGGTGCGTGTGATGGGTACGATAGAACCAAATACTCAGAAGGATTACTGCCTATTGATCACTATAAGAAAGAAGTCGATGAATTAGTTAAACCTGAATACAAATGTGATTGGGAAGCATTGCGTGCTAATATTAAAGATTTTGGTTTACGACATTCTACACTTACAGCACAGATGCCTAGTGAGTCATCTTCAGTGGTATCTAACGAAACCAATGGTATCGAACCCCCAAGAGATTTCTTATCTGTTAAAAAATCAAAGAAAGGACCTCTCAAGCAAATAGTTCCAGGATATAAAAAGTTAATGTCTTATTACACTTTGTTATGGGACATGCCTGATAATGATGGATACATCAAGGTTGTATCTGTAATGCAGAAGTTCTTTGATCAAGGGATCTCAGGTAATTGGTCATACAACCCTGAGAACTATGAGAACAATGAAGTTCCTATCTCAATGATGGCGACCGACTTACTCAATACATATAAGTATGGATGGAAAACATCTTACTATCAAAACACTTACGATATGAAAACAGACGACAGTGTTGAAGAAGAACAAACACTAAATAAAACTGCGGATCCATTTCAAGTAGAGGATCCTGAGGAATGTGATGCGTGCAATATCTAAAGTATTAGATCACTCAGGAATGTCTGATACTGCTTTATCTTTTAGAACTAATCGATATGTTGTGTTAAAAAACTTTATTCCCGAAGGGATGATTGAGTTTGCAAAACATAGTTGGAGAAGAACTGAAAACTCAGAACAATGGGGTATGGGTTTGGATGAAGAGAAATCAGTAGTTCCTACACCTCATGGTAGAGAACAAACCGAGTATGTATCTGAGAACATGGCAAATGTTCCTTTTGGTGAGTCAATGCTCATCATGTTGAAGAAACCTTTACAAGAAGCATTAGAATTGTCTTTAGTACCAACATATAGTTTTGGTAGGACTTACTATCGAGATGCTAGACTGTTTGCCCATACAGATCGACCTAGTTGTGAGGTGTCAATGACATTTCCAATAGAATATGAAACTGACGATAAGAAACCATGGTCAATATGGGTACTCGGTGATAAGAACTATGTGGGTGTTGATTACCAAGAAGCATGGGAATATGTACAACAAAAAAACTTTGAAGAAAGGTTTGCGATGGGTGCCAAAAGAGTATTCTTAGAACCTGGAGATGTATTAGCATATCAAGGATGTAATGCTATACACTGGAGAGATAAGTTAGTAGGAAAATTCTCAAGACATATCTTTGCACACTATGTTGATGCCAATGGACCTCTATATAGAGGGTGTGAATCATTAAGATACGATGGTAGAGAAAGTGTTTATGATGATCATAACTATTCCACTATAGCAGAAAAAGAAAAAACCATATATGGAGATATGTTACAAGAAAAAGGTGAAGTAGCAATGCGAGCATGTGCAGACATTACAGACCCTTATACAAACGAACCAATTATAGATGAGTATATTTAACAGAAAAAAAGTCAACTTCCTAAAAGAACCGATGTTCTTTGGCGAAGCACTTAATACTCAGAGATTCGATGAATTTAAATATCCAATCTTTGATAAACTCACGCAAACACAATTAGGATACTTTTGGAGACCAGAAGAAGTATCTTTACAAAAAGATAGAAATGATTTTCAGCAACTCAATGATGCGCAAAAGCACATCTTCACTTCTAATCTTAAATACCAAACACTACTGGATAGTGTACAAGGTCGTGGACCAGCGATTGCTCTATTACCTTACACCACTCTTCCAGAATTAGAAGCATGTATTATTGCTTGGGACTTTATGGAAACCATTCATTCTAGATCGTATACATATATGATAAAGAATTTATATCCTAATCCAGGTGATGTATTTGACACTATACTCAACGAAGAAGCAATACTTAAAAGAGCAGAAACTGTAACAAAATCATACGATGACTTTATATCTACCGCACGACGATACGAAGTAGGACACAAGATTGATAAAGAAGAACTCTATACGAAGTTATATCTCGCATTAATAAGTATAAACATTTTAGAAGGTATTCGTTTCTTTGTTTCTTTTGCCTGTACATTTGGATTTGGAGAACTGCGATTAATGGAAGGATCAGCAAAGATTATATCACTGATCGCCAGAGATGAATCACAGCATTTAGCAATATCGCAACACATTATTAAAAACTATCAGAAGTCTGAGAATGACAAAGTGATGTTAAAGGTGATCAAAGATCAGCAAGATACTGTGTATCAAATGTATGAAGAAGCAGTTCAGCAAGAAAAAGAATGGGCAGAATTTTTGTTCCAAAAGGGAAGTATGATAGGACTGAATGCTTCCCTTCTTGGATCATATGTAGAGTTTATTGCTAACAAGCGATTAAGAGCATTGGGTATGGATGCTATATACAACATACCACAAAACAACAATCCATTACCATGGACACAACATTGGTTATCTAGTAGAGGATTACAAAATGCTCCACAGGAAACTGAGATAGAGTCTTATGTAATGGGTGGTATTAAACAAGATGTAACAAATGAAACTTTTAAAGGATTTAAATTATGAGCAGAGAATATGACAAGGTAGTAAACATTCAAGAAGGACCAATGACTAGTGTGGCATTTCCTAATAGTATTGAAGATACAAAAGATGTTTTACGCAGAGAAATTATTACCACAAGAGTGGTTGATGGTTATCTAACTGAAGAAAAGGTCGTAGAGACTACAACTGCATTTGGTGACTACAATGATGTGACAACGATCAGAAGAATAGTAGAGGTCAAACATGCCTAAAAGCAAAAAAACTGAAACAGTAAAAGAACAAGCAGAAGTTGTAATTTATAGTAAAGACAACTGCCCTTATTGTGTAAGAGCAGAAGATCTAGCAAGATCACAAGGATTCACTATAGAAGTTAAGAAACTTAATGAAGACTTCTCTAGAGAACAACTCTTTGAAGAGTTTCCAGAGGCAAGAACTTTTCCACAGATTATTTTTAAAGGTAAGAAGATCGGTGGTTATGATGCTTTCTTATCTCTTACAAATAAAGCACAAAAAACTTAATGACTTCATTGACAGATACATATACAAGATACATCATTCATTGTGAGGAGTGTGATGCTGATTGTTCTGTTGAACATAATTTAAAACTTCCTTACAGATTACATTTTTGCCCATTTTGTGGCAGCCAATTAGATTTAGAGGACGGAATCGACGAGAACGAGAACTTCTACGACGAATGAACATAATTGGTATAGACTATGCCATGGGTTGTCCAGCAATCTGTGGTTTTAAAGGATCCCCTGAAAAGCAATTCCTGTATGAAGATTGTGAATTTCATTATCTGATAGATAAAAAGAACCCACCACACACGACGAATATTCAAGGTGACATCAAACCTGAATACAACTCACAAGAGGAGCGATTTGATTGGATTGCTACATGGACTGTATCACAAATTCTATGTTACGATCCAGATCTAGTCGTGCTAGAGGACTATAGTTTTGGCAGTAAAGGTAGAGTGTTCCACATTGCTGAGAACACTGGTTTACTTAAACACAAACTATTCAAATCAGGCATACCATTTATTGTAGTGGCACCAACTACAGTAAAGAAGTTCGCAACAGGAAAAGGTAATGCGAACAAAGAAAAGATGTACGAGTGCTTTACAGAGCAGACAGGTGTAGACTTACGAAAACAACTAGACACTACAGTAGAGCATCCGATATCTGATATTATTGATGCTTTCTACATAGCAAAATATGGATATACAGAACTTATTAAACAGAGCAAACTGCCTCTGCGAGATGAAGTTGATCAGTCCTAGTGACTCGGAAATAGATTCTTTAATATCAGAAGCGACCAATTCGATGACTCGATTCTATACTGAGTTTGCTCCTGAACCACCCAAAGAACTTAACTTCCAGAAGGATGCTTACTTCTCAACCAATTATATCAATTACAATTTAGAGCAGAATGTTGCTGTACATCCACCAAAACTACACAAAGCAAATGCTGATAAAGTAAATATGCTAGACTCTGAAGTGGTTAAGTCATTCATGAAGAAACACTTTGATATGAATCTAGACTTTGCTTGGTGCGAATATGGTTGGAGAGATCATGTTCTTTGGCATGTAGATTATGCTCCTGATCATCAGAATGAATACACAGACCCACTCATCTTGCCCTTATCTTCAGATTGGACTTTCGCAATCAAAAGTAAGAATGGTTCGACTCACAAACTAAAAGCAACGAAATACAAACCCTTTATATTTGATGCCTCTTTACTCCATTCTGTAGAAAAAGATCATCAACACCCTGCTAAATTTCTATCTCTTAGATTCTTTAGCAACTTCAAAGACATCGCAGAACATATCGCTTCGAACATCTAAAAAAACTTCATAAAAAACTTTACGACACCCTCTACTTTTTAGTATGATTATAATACTAGGAAAACAAATCATATAGGAGTGAAAATGTCAAACTTAGCAAATGAAACAACCCTCGAAAGAATCTTCGACGAGGTCTCAGAAATGAACACTGGAAACATTCTAAGAGAATTAGATGGTGGTGTTAGCAGACCTGGATTGTGTGAATCTTTCGATATGAGAGTAGCAATGACTGACAGAGATGCAGTTATTGAAAAACTCGTTAACAAAAGATTTGAAGAATTACCAGATGGACCCTTTTAATAAAAAGGGGTTTACCACACTGGTACTTTTTTAATATGATAAACTTGATGATTGAGAAACTGATAACGAAAACTGCTAGACTGCTATGGGATCGGGATCAATCAAGAATCAAAAGTGAGGTTTCTGGAGTCTTCGGACTAGGGCAAATGCCACTGTTAACCTCACACCCTTTTTTAATTTTACATAGGAGTGAAAATGAAACAAATTGAAATAACAAAATTAAATCAAGACTACTTTGATAAGACTATCAAAAAGATGAAAGACATTGATAGTGAAATCAATAAAACCAATAAGATGCTACAAGTTGCCTTTGGCATTTACTTGTTTGCAACAGGTTTCTTGCTAGCAGTCATAATGTTTGACTTAGGAATCATGGTATTATGATCAAGACCATCTACTTAGATATGGATGGAGTCTTAGCAGACTTCAAATCTGGTGTTGAAGAAAGACTAGATACTGTGATAGAGAATGACAAACAAGGTCATGAAACTTATGATGCTCAGAAAGAGAAACTGACTAGTGAGAGATTGTTTAGACATCTCAAACCTTATAAAGATATGTTTGAATTGGTACAGTTCTGCAGATCACTTAAAGATAGTCATGGTATTAGAACTGAGATTCTTACAGCAACAGGATCTATCAATAGAGAGATCGTGGTTAAAGACAAAAGAGAATGGATTGACGAATGGGTTGATCCGAACATGATTGTTAACTGCGTAGAAAAGGGTGGATCTAAAAGAGGTTTTGCCCAACCAGATTATGTGTTGATTGATGACAGAAAGTCAAACATCAAATCTTTTACCGATGTTGGTGGAACAGGAATATTACATATTTCTGGTAATTCACCAAGAACCATAGACAAACTCAAGTCTATGATATCCCCAGAATTTGATCCTTCCCAAGGATCACTCTTTTGAATAAGAGAGAGAAGTCAGTTGCTAGAGAAACCTCTTGGATTGTTTTCTCTGGGACTGTTATTAATTATCCTTTGCAACTTGCTTGCTTATGGGTTATTATTGAACATTGGGACATAACAAGTGCTTTCTTGATAGGCACATACACTACATTAATGATGACTGTATTCGCTTGGTTGCGAGTATATATTGTGAGAGATTACCATGACAAAAAACAAAGAAGAGCAAAGTGATTGTTTGGAATGTGGATATAAATATGATACGAAACTAGAAAATAACCTCTGCGAAGAGTGTGTAACAATTGGAGTAGAATCATCGCATGACGAACAATATCAAGTTGCCTAACTACTGTGTTCTGAGTTATCCCAGAACTTCTAGTGTAGCACTTACACAAACTCTGATGAGACTCTGGGAAACAAGAGAAGGAAAGTTTCTTAACTTACCAGAAACTATGTGGGCAAGTGGTGAGGGTGTACAACTATACAAACATGGATACTCTAGTTGGTTTGATAACTTACCAGAAGGCAACCCTCCTTTTAAATTAGAAGGTGGCATGGTTTCACCAGAACATGTTCCAGGAATGTTGACTTTTTTACACAATAACAATTACATTCCTATCTTTATAGATAGAGATCCCTATGAGAACCTAAAATCTTTTTACATTTCAGCATGTTCACATTTTCATGAATTCTTTTCATTTAAATCTAGAAACAAAGAAATGGAAACCCCAAGAGTGTTAGGTGATAGAGTGACAGAGTTTAATTCTTGGACCTTAGAAGAAAGAATGGAAAAGATGAAGACTTGTGCACAGATTGTTATGGATTATAGACAACGAGATGCTGATCTTAGAAAAAAGATAGACAACCATGCAGTAATACCACACTCTTTGATCAAAGATGATGTTACAAATGCATTTCCTTTACTCAACATAAAGGTAGATAAAGAAACAAGATTCTACATTCGAGTTAAAAGATCACAACCTGTAGAACTTACAATAGAAGAAGAAATTAAATTAAAAGAATTTGCGGAACTCATGATATGATGGAAAACACTACATTTGAGATGAAAGAATTTATCGGTGTCTTTGAGAATGCAATTACAGATCAGCATTGCGAAGAACTGATCGATGCATTCAAAACCAGCAAAGAAAGGGGTCAGACAAGAATGCGACAAGAGTATGATGATTCATTGATCACTGGTAAAGATGACGAATCAATGACTCTCGCAGAACCTAGTCCAGAACTGTCTAAGATTACTTTTCAAAACCAAGCAGGTTTCTTAGAGTACATGAATGATGAAATCGTAGAGGCATATGTCAAACAACATCCGATACTTGGTGAGAATCCTAGATGTGTGTTTGAGGGTAAAGTGCAAAGAACACTTCCTGGACAAGGTTATCACATTTGGCATTGTGAACAAAATGGTACCAAGACTCATGATAGAGATAGATTCTTAGCATGGTCTGTATTCCTGAATGATGTTGAAGAAGGTGGCGAAACAGAATTCCTACATCAACACTTACGATTTAAACCTAAAGCAGGAACAGCACTTGTATTTCCTGCATACTTTACTCATTTGCATCGAGGGAATCCACCACTCAGTGGTGAGAAGTACATAGCAACAGGTTGGGTTGAATACTTTTAGGACTTTACGACACCCTCTACTTTTTAGTATGATATAAACACTATAAAAAGAGGAGTAAATTATGGAAGAAATAAAAGCAATGCTTCAAGAGATTCTTGATAAGCAAAAGGAGCAAGATAAAGATCTTGATAAAATTCGCGATCTAGTTGATCAAATTGACAACAGGGTATAAAGATGACGATACAAGAATTTAAAGATATTGTCCAAAGAGACAGAGAGTGGAGAGATACTGCTCCAGGTTATACCGAATCAGTGGTAGAAGTAAAAGTAGAATCTTCAATGACACACAGTGATGTGTTAGTTGATGACGAAACTTGCTGTTGTGGGGTAGATAACTGCCCAGAGTCTTATGTACATTGGACTTCTGGATTTTAAACTATGCCTATGATCTTTAGACCAGATACCATGCGATATTCCATGGTGGGTAAAAAACGCAAGAAGAAGAAACTTCTTCCTTCTACAGCATATCGTCCAGATTTCAAACGATCTGATCCAGTTGAAAAGAGTGGGTTGGATCGTTATAATGAAGAACGATCTACAAAACAATATGCGTCTTATGATTCTGGTAAGACAGGAGCAGTAACACCCAAAGAAGAACCCAAAGTGGTTGAGGGTGTGACGATTGCTCCTGCTTATAACAAAGGTGCATACCAAGTCATCCCTAAAGATGAAGTCAAACATATAGGTAGATAGCATGAAACAAAAAGAATTACAAGGAATTAAACCTCTAGTTCCATGGTATGCCAAATTGGGTATAGGCATTGGACTACTGCTAGCAATTATCGGCATGTTTAATGCGTCAGAACTAAAAACTATAGAAAATGAGTTGGAAGAGTTTAATTTAAGGCAAGAAATGCATGCTACTGAAATTCAGATTATTAATGATAAGATCGATATGTTCCTTAGTTTTGAAGAACAATACATGAACATTACCGATGATGCATATTGCTTAGCACTTAACATCTATCATGAAGCACGTGGTGAAACAACTGAAGGCAAACTCGCAGTGGGTAATGTCACTTTGAATCGAGTGATTTCTGATAGATTCCCTAACAATGTTTGTGCTGTAGTTTTTCAAGGAATACATCGAGAAAACTGGAAGAATGAACAAGTTCCTAAGATTGCTCAATGTCACTTTAGTTGGTATTGTGATGGCAAGTCTGATGAACCTAAAGAATATGTCACATGGGCAGAATCAGTCATGTTAGCACAGATGATGTTGTTATCTGATACTTACATAGATCTGACTGATGGGGCAACTCATTATCATTCTACAAATGTGAAACCATGGTGGTGTAAAGACATGGAGCACAAAGGACAAATTGGAAATCATGTCTTTTATTATGAGATATAAATAATCTTATGTACTTAATGATTGAATGCCCCAAGTGTGGTAAGAAAAGATTGGACTGTGAATGTATGACTCAAAATGAACAAGTGAATAAAATAGAATGGTGGCATCATGATTGTCCCGATAGTGGACCGACTGATACTGCGATGGGTGAAGATTGTAATTGGTGTCCTGCCAAATCTCCAAAGAAGGAAGAAAAAGAAGGATCTTTCTATGGATATAATGAAAAGGCAGATAATTACTTTCCTGAAGTAGATGATTGAAATTATAGTTGCTAATGGTCGTCAAAAGAATCGTGTAGAAGACTATGCACGATCAATCATGTTCGAATTAATGCCTCGTAAAAAGAAAGGTCAAATCTACATCGAGTTCAAGAACGAAGTTGTCATAGACGATTATTCATATAAGGGTGTCGCATATGGTGATAAGAATGCAGTTGATATAGAGATTGCTAGAGATACCACTGAAGATATGATGGTCACTCTTGCTCATGAATTAGTACATGTCAAGCAATTCTTTAGAGGTGAAATACCCTCATCCAAAAAAATCAAAACTACAGGTTCTTTTCACATGACATCAGATGAGTTTGAAAAAGAAGCATATCTATATGAAGACTATCTTTACATGACACACTGGTGGAAATAACTTTACGACACCCATTGTTTTTTACTACAATATGATAATGAAAAAATCTAAACGAAGTGCGAAAGACCTAAACACTATACACTATGGTCCAGAACCGATGTTAGCAAGCATCGCGAATGAGAACGCAGTTCTTGCCCCAATTTTCAATTGGTATAGAGTGATGTTTGATACTCCGACGAAAGGCAAAGTCATGAGAGACTATGTAAAGGCAAACTATGATAAAGATTTCTACAAATCTTTTATAGGTGTCCCAAACAGTTTTATGATGACTTCCTTTGTATCTTTAGTTAGGCAGAAAATGCTTGGTGCGAAACTAGATTCTGATTTAGAAACTAGACTTGACTCAACCATTCGCGAACTGCAAGCAACTAAAGGAAAAGTGGTATCAGTTACTGTCTCAACTCGTAAACCAAAGAAATCAGTTCAGCAACTTATGGAAGATAAACTGATGGACATGCTGGGTGATGTTGAGTATGAGATTGATCAATTCTTGGATAATGATTTCAAGTCAGACTTCAATATGTATGAATGGTGCCAAGCACTAGACTTAAATGCTAAGTCTACTTCATTGATCCCAACACATTACAGTTTAATGATAGACGAACTTGAGAACAAAGAGGATTGTGAACAGTTAAAAGAGGCATATGCTTATCTAGGAATCAAAGGTAAAAGACTTTTGATTGAGTTTATTCAAAGTATCATGGATGATGCTGAAAGATGGGCAAAGAATAAAAGACAGCAGTTTAAACCTCGCATTAGAAAATCTAAACTTGTTGATGGTACCAACAGAGTTAAGAAACTCAAGTTTAAAGATTCTGA